GTCCTAAATACAATATCGGAGTTAAATGAATTAGAAACGCCTTCGGGGTTTCTTAATAGGGGAATTTTCCCCACAACCTTGCTATCTAAATAGGAGGACATTATGTCAATAGCGTACAACTTTCCAAGGGACACTTTCCTTGGATTCGATAATATCTTTAACACATTGGAACAGTTTAATACTGTTACACCAAAGTCACAAGGATATCCACCATACAACGTAATTAAGAAGGATGATACACATTTCCTTATTGAAATTGCCGTCGCGGGATTCAGTAAGAATGATATCTCTCTTACCCTCGAAAAAGGTGAACTAACAATCAAAGGCGAACAGAATTCTATAGATGAGGATGAATATCTACATCGAGGAATCTCTGCTCGTACATTTACCAAACGTTTTACTATCGCCGACACTATTCATGTGATTGGTGCAGACGTTGTCGATGGTCTACTTCTTGTTGGATTGGAAAACCAAATCCCAGAAGAGGATAAACCAAGGATTATTAATCTAGGTGAATTGAGTAAGAGTGCCAAGCAACTATTGCTTGGCTAATGTTTATAAGGGAGTCTAATGAGGATTTAATGAATGATAATATTAGCTATTTCTATTCCAATTATAGTAATAATACTATTTATGTTAAATTATTAAGGGCTCCCAATTATGGATAAGTATATGAGTGAAGTGAAACTAATCAAACTAGTATCTGGTAAGTTATAATTGACTTTTTATGCCTATTAAGGTATAATAGATACTATGAAATTCTATACTAATGTTTACCGATTCGGTAAGAACATCAGATACATTGGGTATGAGGATGGGAAAAAGGTGCAACGCCTTGTTCCATACCAACCCACACTCTATGTAAAATCAAATAAACAAACTGATTGGAAATCCATCGATGGAACCAACGTAGAACCAATTGTGTTTGGGGATATGGCAGAGGGTACGTCATTTATTAAAAGACATGATGATGTGTCTGGGTTTGATATATACGGACAGACCAACTTTGCCATTCAATATATGAACGACCTGTATCCTGGAGACATCAAATGGGATCGTGAAGTCATTAACGTGACAACCATTGATATTGAGGTTAAGTTTGAAAACGGATTCCCGTATCCTGAAGTGGCAGACCAAGAAGTTACTGCAATCACCTGCAAAAGCAACATTGATGATACATTCCATGTATTTGGATGCGGTGAGTACAACGTCACTCAACCAAATGTGAAGTACACCAAGTGCAATGACGAAAGGGAATTACTCATTAGATATGTCCTTCACATGAAGGGTGTTGACATCATCACTGGATGGAACGTAAAAGAATTTGACATACCATACCTTGTTAATAGAATTGAGAAAATTTGTAGTAAGGACATTATGAAAAAGTTATCTCCGTGGGGAGATATTAAAGATGATACACCAAAACAGACTGGGTTCTATAAACCAAAGATACAATACAAGTTAGGTGGAATTACCATTCTAGATTACCTTGACCTCTTTAAAAAGTATGCTCATGATTATTCCATGCAGGATTCGTACAAACTAGACAACATTGCAAACGTAGTCCTTGGGGATTCCAAGTTATCCTTTGATGAATACTCTAATCTAAACGAGTTATACGAAAAGAACTACCAGAAGTTTATTGACTATAACATTAAGGACGTGGACATTGTAGACAGACTTGATGATAAGTTAGATCTTATCTCCCTTGCATTGACAATGGCGTACAACTCTGGTGCGAACTACGCAGATGTTATGGGTACGGTGTCTATCTGGGACACGATTATCTACCGAGACTTGGCGATGCAAAACATTGTCATCCCACCAAAACACAACAACCTTGCGGGAACATATCCAGGAGGGTATGTGAAAGAACCACACATTGGTAAACATAATTGGGTTTGTTCCTTTGACCTTAACTCACTATATCCGTCAATCATTATGCAGTACAATATGAGTCCAGAAACTATCGTTAATGGTGTCGTTCCTGGAATTAATGTTGAATCTGTTATGGGTGGTAAAGTAAGAAACCGTAAGAAGGGGATCGCCCTCGCTGTAAATGGAACACAATATAAGACCGAAAAGCACGGAGTATTCCCAAGGATCGTTGAGGGAATGTATAACAGCCGTGTGAAATTCAAAAAGGATATGTTAAAGGCGCAACAAGAACTTGAGGGTGTTCCAAAAGAAAACAAACAAGAGAGGTACAAAGTTGAACGAAGGATTAATATTGCTAAGAATAACCAGATGTCTATTAAATTACTCCTTAACTCATTGTATGGTGCGATGGGCAATAGGTGGTTTAGATATTACGACAGACAAATTGCGGAGGCAATCACTCTTACAGGTCAAGCAACTATTAAGTGGGCGGAAGTAGCGATTAACAAATACTTAAATAACCTTATGGAAACCAACAAGGACTATGTCATTGCTATTGATACTGACTCAGTATATGTTCGGTTAGGAGATCTTGTTGATAGGGTGAAACCGAAGAACCCCGTTAAATTTCTTGATAAGGTATGTGGTGACCAATTAGAAGGAGTCCTTGAAAGGTGTTATCAAGATTTGTATTCTCGTCTCGGTGGACGAACAAATAAGATGGTCATGGTAAGAGAAGCCATTGCCGATAGGGGTATATGGACTGCCAAGAAACGATACATCCTTAATGTACACAATAACGAGGGTGTGCAATACCACAAACCAAAATTAAAGATTATGGGCATTGAAGCAGTCAAGTCTTCGACACCTGCTATATGCCGTGACGCCCTCAAAGAGATGTTCAAAACAATTATCTCTAAAGAAGAGGAAGATGTCCAGAAAGAGATTGCATTGTTCAAGGATTATTTTACTAATGCTAATCCAGAAGATGTATCGTTCCCAAGGGGAGTGAATAACATAGATAAGTGGACAACCAAAGATGAATCTATCTACGAGAAGGGTACACCCATACATGTTCGCGGTGCAATCCTCCACAACTATTATGTCAATCCTAAGAAGGTGACAAGAATTGAGTCTGGAGATAAAATCAAGTTCACGTATTTGACCAAACCAAACCCTATCCAAGAGAATGTTATATCATTCATTGATTATCTCCCAAAGGAACTTGGCTTAGATAGCTATGTCGATTATGACAAACAATTCGAGAAAACATTCTTGTCGGTCATCACACCAATCCTTGACGCTGTTGGTTGGAAACCCGAGAAAACAGTTTCGTTGGAGGACTTCTTTTAACTTGACATTTACATCATGATGGAGTATAATACATAGTATGATAAGTATTACTATTTTTGACAACCTGTATGATAATAAAACCGATAAACAGATTAATGTGAATTCTGTAAGGAAGTTTGAGTCGTTCTTATATAAGATGTTTGAGATGGAATACGAAAGTAAGGGTGATGCATCTTTGATGTCGCCCGCTAGTTTTCTTAAGGACACCACGAGGGCAAATGCTAATGTAGTTAAGTGGGCGGGATGGGCAGCAATTGATATTGATGATTACATAACGGATAATGTCAAGGAAGACTTACAGAAGAAATATGGAAAGTATCATTACATATGTTATTCAACGGCCTCTTCCACAAAGGAACATCCTAAGTTTAGATTGGTGTTTCCGTTAACAGATCCTGTCGTAAAAGACAAAGTTAAACACTTTTGGTTTGCCCTTAATAAAGAATTGAATGATATAGGCGACGCGCAAACAAAAGATTTGAGTAGAATGTATTATGTTCCAGGAACATATAAGGATGCATATAACTTTATCTTTACTAATGAAGGTGAGTTGATAGACCCTGTTGGAATGATGATGCTCCATGAGTATGTGGATAAGACGGGGAATACATTCCTAGATAATCTACCAAAAGGTATTAGGAAACAAATGATTGCTCACAGAAAGAATAAGATGACCAACACAAACATTACATGGCACACCTATAAAGATTGCCCTTTCGTCTCTAAGAAGATGGTTAAGGAATATTCGATGATAACAGAGACAGGTTGGTACTCGAAGATGTACGCAATTATGGTAGCAATCGCAGGTAGTGCTATTAAGAAAAAAATATCCAATAACAAGTGCAGAGGTATCGGAGTTGTGTAGACAGATAGACACAGACACTGGTGGATGGTATAACAACAGACCATTAGAGAAAGAGGCCTCGGGCGCAATTGAATACATTTACGGAAATAATTTTTAGGAGTATAATATAATGTCAGATTTACATGTTACATGGGATCAATATAATAAAAAGATAGAAGAGTTAGCAATACAAATTTATAATGACGGTTATGAGTTTAATCAAATAGTTTGTATCGCAAAAGGTGGACTACGAATAGGTGATATACTTTCTCGTATTTTTGATGTACCATTTGCTGTAATGTCGGTTGAATCATATCATGGTTCGGAAAGGAAAAATCAACAAGGACAAATTGTTTTTGGGAACTCACTAGCAAAGACAACTCCTAACTTAGGAAATAAAGTTTTGTTGGTAGACGACTTAGCAGATACAGGTACAACATTAGAAAAGTGTGTAAAGTGGTTAAAACATTATGAGGGATTTTTTATTGAAGATCTGCGTACTGCTACAATATGGGTTAAAGGAATATCAACATTCACACCAAACTATTACACAGACTTTCTTAGCACAAGTCCATGGATACATCAACCGTTCGAGAAATATGAAACAATGGATATTGAAGAAATATCCAATAATATGGAGAAAAAATAAGCATGGCACCAATAATGGATAAATTGAAGAAGAATAGTAGAATTAAGGAGACGGCAATCCTTTCTAAATCTAAACTATTCTCAAATAAGGAAATGGTTACAACACCAGTTCCTATGATTAACGTTGCATTGTCTGGGGATCCAGATGGTGGATTGAGTTCTGGTTTAACAGTTCTCGCAGGGCCATCTAAGCATTTTAAGACTTCGTTTGGACTGCTGATGGCAGCCGCATACCTCGATAAGTACGAGGATGCTGTATTGTTATTCTATGATTCAGAGTTTGGTTCACCGCAACAATATTTTAAGTCGTTTGGTATTGATACTTCAAGGGTACTTCATACACCAATCACTAACGTAGAAGAGTTGAAGTTCGACCTTGTGAATCAACTAGAGAATATTGAGAGGGATGATAAGGTTATCATTATGATCGACTCTATTGGTAATCTAGCATCCAAGAAAGAACTTGAAGATGCATTGAATGAGAAGTCCGTTGCTGATATGACAAGGGCGAAGGCACTTAAAGGTTTGTTTAGAATGATCACACCATATCTAACCCTCAGGGACATTCCACTTCTTGCTGTTAACCACACTTATCAAGAGATTGGATTATTCCCGAAGGCAATTGTGTCAGGTGGTACGGGTATTTACTATTCTTCTGACAACATCTGGATTATTGGACGACAACAAGAGAAGAAAGGCACGGAAATTCTAGGATATAACTTCATTATTAACGTAGAGAAATCAAGGTTTGTTAAAGAGAAGAGTAGAATTCCTATCTCGGTAACATGGGAAGGTGGTATTGCCCCTTACTCTGGATTACTCGAAGTTGCCCTTGAAGGTGGATATGCTATGAAACCTTCTAACGGTTGGTATTCTAAAGTGGACAACAAGACTGGAGAAATAGAGGATAAAAAAGTACGACTCGCAACCACCTTTGAAAAACAATGGTGGGATTCCATTTTTAATGAGACAGATTTTAAAGAATATATTAAGAGAAAGTTTGAGGTAGGTCATGCAGATATGATTAAATAACCTTTACTTTTACATTGAATTAAAGTATAATATATAGTATGAATTTAGAAACAATTATATTACGCAATCTCATACAAGACGATTCTTATATGAGGACGACGATCCCCCACCTACGTCAAAAGTATTTTGAAGGGGCACACAAGCATGTATTTAATGGTATCGTTGAGTTTGTCAATAAGTATGGAAAAGTCCCAAACTCCGAAGCACTTTCCATTGATATGAAGCAGAAGTCCAACATTCCTACAGAGGTTATGGCAGAAACTTTCTCTATTATCAATGAGTTGGGGGATATTATAGAGAACGTCAATAAAGATTGGTTAATTCAAAAGACAGAAAAGTGGTGTCAGGACAGGTCAATCTTTCTTGCTATCATGGACTCTATCAATATCATTGATGGGAAACACGAAACACTTACTAAGAATGCCCTCCCAGAATTACTATTTGATGCACTATCAGTAAACTTCGATACTAATGTAGGACACGACTACATTGATGACTCAGATGGTCGTTATGAATTCTACCACAGAAAGGAAGAACATCTACCATTTGACCTAGAAATGTTTAACAAAATTACGAAGGGTGGTCTTGTAAACAAGTCATTGAATGTTTGTCTTGCGGGTACTGGTGTTGGTAAATCACTATTCATGTGTCACGTAGCAGCATCCGCGATATCCCAACATAAGAATGTACTCTATATAACTCTAGAGATGAGTGAAGAAAGAGTGGCTGAACGTATTGACGCGAACCTCATGAATGTACCAATTGATCAATTAGGAAATTTATCGAAGGATATGTTTGATAAGAAAGTCCATAAGATTGCTAATAAAGGTGTTGGAAAGTTAATCATTAAAGAATACCCCACAGGCGCAGCAAACGTTGGACACTTCAAAGCATTATTATCAGAGTTGAAATTAAAAAGGGATTTCATTCCAGATTTAGTTTGTGTGGATTATCTTAATATTTGTTCATCATCTCGAATGAAAATGACAGGTGACACGTACACATACGTTAAGGCAATCGCAGAAGAACTTCGTGGTATGGCAGTGGAGAATAACTTTCCAGTGCTGACCGCAACACAAACAACAAGGGGTGGTTATGATAATTCAGATGTTGGTCTTACAGACACGTCTGAATCATTTGGACTACCAGCAACGGCAGACTTAATGTTTGCTATTATATCAACAGAAGAACTTGAATCGATGAATCAGATTATGATTAAACAACTCAAGAACAGATACAACGATCCGACAGGATCTACACGAAGGTTTGTTCTTGGTATTGACCGTGCTAAAATGAGGTTATATGACCTAGAAGATTCAGCACAAACTATAATTGACACAGACCAAGTTCAAAAACCAAAGGAAGACTTTGAGGGGTTTATGGTATGAGTGATACAAGATTGGAAGTAGAAGAAAGAATAATGGAGTGCTGGAAAGTAGTAGATGATATTAAAATTATATGGGAAGAGTTCAGTGGAAGAACGTATCGGGCCCAATCAGGAAATAAAATGGACGCTGACGAACTATGTAGCATCCTGTTAGGTATGCAAAAATTATATGATAGAAAATTCACTAGATTGTTTGAATCATATGAGAAGATGCTAGATGAAATGAGAGAGGAGAACGAAATGAGACAGGAGGACGACCAAACATTCATAGACAGACTATCTGATGAGATACCCGACTTCGTTGAATGGGTAGATAAAGATTGGGCTCAAGACGCCGAAGATGAAATTGCTAGTTCAACAGGTAAAACAGAGGTGAAGGAGGAGGAAAAACTAAAAGAAACACAAAATGATTTGTTTGATAGCGCGATCCCAAGAATAGATATTATTGGTCAAAATGGTAATGACGGTGATCATTATGATAAGATTGATTCAATAGACAATATTAGGATAGAAGATGGAGACGACCACCCACCACCTAGACCATTATTTTCATCATCCACTGCGAAGTCTTCTGCACCACCAATATGGAAAGAGATTGGAGAAAATAATGACACAAAGTAAAACTATAACAATCGATAACACAGATGGAAATGTTTCTTCAGTAACAGTAGAGCAAACAGGTGTTCCCGCAGATGCCGGCCTGAACATTGGTGGGGTTAGTCTTAATACAGATCTACCTTGGTATGGCGATGCTTTTATAGTATTAATATTAATAGCATTAATTTATATTGGAAAGAAATCCATTGATAAATGGTTTGAAGGAAGGAAAAAATGAAAACAAAACTTATTAATTATTTACGACCAATCAAAGTTGACGAATTTGATAAAGATGAAGTGACTAACCTCATTTCATTTTGTGCTAAAGTATCTTCACCAAATAATAAATATGATTATAAAACGGGTCAAAAACTTATTAAATATCTTATTAAACATCAGCACTGGAGTCCGCTTGAGACGGTGTCTGTATGTATGGAGATTGAGGCCACCAGAGACATCTCACGCCAGATTCTAAGACATAGATCATTCTCTTTCCAAGAGTATTCTCAGAGGTATGGAGATATCAAAGAAGATTTAGAGTTTGTTACGAGGGGAGCGATACTCCAACATACAAAGAACAACAAGAATTCTATAGAAGTAGATAATGTTAAACTACAAAAAGAGTGGGATTCTAAACAAAAATATCTTATTAGAGTTGCTGAGAAAACATATAAATGGGCAATCAAAAAGGGTATAGCTAAAGAACAGGCTAGATGTGTTCTACCCGAGGGTAACACAGTATCAAAGATTTATATGAATGGAACACTACGTTCGTGGATTCGCTACATGGAATTTCATTCCCCTCACGGAACACAGAAAGAACATATGGAAGTAGCGAAGGCCTGTGCACAAGTTATTAACGAGGTATTTCCAATGGAATCGAAATTACGTTACTTTGGTTTTACAATTTAAATAAAATGTCTAAGGAGGTTAAATGTTTAGTATTACCGATGAAGCTGAAATTTATGTAGCCGATCTTTTCGAGGAGCAGGGTGAAAAAGATCTTGGTCTAAAAGTGGATGTTGAAAAACCTGGAACACCTTT